AGCCGCCCGGCACCATGACTCCCGGCTGGGCAGAATTCCCATAGGGCGACATGCCACTCACGAGCACTTCAAGGCATCCCGTTACCTTGGCGACTTCGCCGCGGGCTTCGTTGATGTACGCCGTCAGGTCAGTATTGGTTGTCAGCAAGCCGAGGCTGTCCCGGAGTAACCGGCGGGTCTCGTTGATGTATGCCTGTAGCTGCTGGCCCAAGGGGTTTTGTCCTAATCCGCCATTAAAAAACCCGGCGGCGATGGCTCGCACGCCGGGCTAATTGCCGTTATGTGGCCGGGGATTTAGCCCGGATAGATGTAGAGATCGTTGTCGTTGATGCCGCCCACGGTGAGCGCCAGAACGGCTGCGGTGGTAACGATGCCAGTGCCGCCCAAAATGGTGACGGAGCCGGTGGCTGGAACCGCTTCATAGGAGCCGCCGTCGATCACGAGAAGGCCCGTCGCGGTGATTGCGCCTGATCCAGAGGCCGGAGCCAGGATGATCGCCGGGCGCTGGCGAACGACCCCGATCTGTGAAGAGGTATTGGTGAACGCGGCGGTCCCGGCGGTCGGTGTTGGGGTCGCGGAGACCGTCACGTTGCCCGCAGCCGCCGTGTAGCCCGCGCCCGCCGTGGTCACGGTGTAGCCAGTCAGGGCGAAGTTCATCACCGCCGTTGCGGCTGCGCCGGTACCGCCCCCGCCCGAGAAGGAAAGGGTGGGAACCGAGGTCAATGGCGTGCCGTGGTTGTTGCAGAGAACCGCCGTGACGCCGCCCAAGCCGGTCAGGGTTGCGGTCGCGGTTGCGCCAGCGCCGGTGGTGTCGCGCGGGTCATTCACGAGGACGATCTGCGGCGGGTAGAGATAGCCAGCACCTTGATTGGTGATGGTAATGCTGGTGACCACGCCGCCAGAAATGGTGGCGTAGCCCGATGCGGCGATGCCGGGGCTGTTCGGAACCTGGAACAGCACGTTGGGCGCGTAGGTGTAGTTCGATCCGCCATAGGTGACGGCAACGGTTGTGCTGACAACCTGGCCCATGACAGCCGTCCATATTGACCCGCCGGCCGAGGGGGTGACAACGGGCGCCGAGGTGTAGCCGGAACCTGATGCGGTCAACAGCGCACCAACCGCGCAGCCCGAGGTATTGGCAAAGCGCTGATTGGTGCCGTCAAAATACATGGTGCCGCCGGTGGCAATCGGCCCGCTGACCGGCGACCAAATCTGGCCGATCGGATCAAAGGTTTGCGCTTGGGTATACCGGCCCAGCGCGTAATTGTACCAATTAGACGGGGGGACATAGACGCCGCCCGCCTGGAGCGAGAAGCGGTTGGAAGTGAGTGCGCCAAGCGTGTTCGCTTGACCGGGGCCACCGAAACGACCGGGCATATTAGAAAGCTCCTAAATGAAAAATTTTCATGGACATTACAGGACCGCCGGCGGGCCGGGCGAATAAGGCCAAGCCGGGCTGGCAAGGCCGGTAATGTGCGCGCCCGATGACGGCTTGCTGCACACCAGGTTCAGCGCGGTCAGCAGCACGCCGATTGACGCCAACTGCCCTTGCGGGATCAGCGATTCAAATCCGGTGAAGGTGAACGGCGCGGCGGCGGATAGGTACATCGCGAGATAGCGCGAATTGACCATATACATCTCGCCGCGGGGGCACCAAGGATCTGAGAAGATCGGGGTGTTGAGCACTTGCAGCGCCCGAAACCCGGAATTGACCACATCACCCTTGCCGTAGCGCGAACGCGGGCTCGTCACATACTGCTCAAAGCCCTGATAATCGGTCATCAGGGTCGCCCAGTCGGCGGGGTTCATCACGGCGAAATCGACATCCTCGCCACCGGCGCCGGTTGAAACGCGGGTGAGCATGACCGCCATGCCGGTGCGGGACGCGACGTTACCGCCGCCACCCTGGTTCGGGTAATACTGGCCCTGCCACCAAGCGTTTGTCTTGGACAAGCCGCCGTATGCACCCACATTGGTGCCGTTGTCATAAGCGGCGTAAAGCGAGTCGAGCGCGTTCAGATTGGCCGAGTTGTTGGTGTAGAGCGCCTGCGCGAGCGCCTGCTTGATAACCACCGCCGCATCCGATGTGACTGCCCGCAGTTTGGGAATAATCACGTCGGAGGACTGCACCACAGCTTCCCAGTTGAAGAAGCCGATGGGGACCATGCCGATTTTCAGGTTGAACTGCGCATCGTTGATCGCGGCCTGATCTTCTGGCATCGCGAAATCGCCAGCGAAGGAACCCCAGCCAAAAGTCGTAAAGCTCGACCCCTGGGTCGGCACGGTAATCTGGCCGGCGCCGCCGCGCGCGGTCTGGGCGTTGGCGAGCAGCAGGGAGAGGAGAGGGTGCGATTGGTAAATCTGCACTGTCAGCGACGGAATGACAGCCCGATTGGTGATGTTCGTAAGCTGTTGCCCAAGCGGGCCGCCGGGCATCAAGCCGCCGGATACCGCGCTGGTGAAGGTCGTCTGGGACAAGGGAACTCTCCTCTAAGGGCGGCGGTTAGGCGGCTTCAGCTTCGTTCAGAATCTTTAAGGTCATGGCGTCCTGCCATTTCCTCGGATCGTTGTGCAGAAACGCGGTATCCGGATCATCGCCCGCCGCATCGCCGGTTCCGAACGGCGTCACGTACTGCGGGAGGTACGGGCTGGGCGCCTGCGGCGTCGGTGGTTTCGGTAGGGTGTCCAGGAAAGCCGGAGCGGCAATGTCCGGATTGGACACGTTGTTGTCGGCCATGAAGGTGACGAACTTCTGCGCCGTCTCCTCGGTCATCTTGTGCTTGGCAACCGTCTTGCCGATGGCTTCCCGAAGCGCATTGGTCTCTTTTTCGGTCTTGCGCGCCGCTTGATCGGCGGTCCATTCCTCCTGCAATTTCTGCAGGGTGGATTTAGTTTCGGCCAGTTCAGCTTTGATCGGCTCGGAAACCGTCGCCTCGATGTCCAGCGCGGCAAACTTCAGAGTTGGGTCTTTCTCTTTGAGAATGCGCTGGATGCCGAGGCCCTGCTTGGGGTCGGACACCAGACTCTCCAAGAGCGCCTGGTTCTTTTTCAGCATTGCCAGATCGGTCGCGGAAATCTCGGGCATGGATTATTTATCCCCGCTCGACCCGCCGGCGCTCGTGCCGTAATGCTGCAGTGCCATGCCGTTGCCGCGCGTATTGCTGGGCATGGCTGCGGAATTTGCGCCGATCGCGTTCGTGTGGAACGGCACCGTCTTAATCATCGGGTCGGTGCCTTCGGCGGGGACGGTGTTCACATAAGGCGCGGGTCCGCGGTTCATCTCTGGTCTCCTGGTTATGCGGCCATTGCCATTGGCGGGGCACCGTCTGGCGCTCCACCGGCTGCTGGCGGCGGTAATACGGGCGGCGCTCCGGCGCCGGGCGGTTTTGCCATGGCTTGCAGAGCGTTATTCGGCTGCTGCTGCGCCAATTTGGCTTGAAGCTGTTGCAGCGCGCTCATCTGCTGCTGATCGCCAGCGCCTTGCTGCGGCAGATTCTTGGCGATGTCGCCCACCGATTTGAGCACGCTCGTATGGACAGCGCTGCCAAGCGGCAAAGACGGCAGAGCTTCCTGCAGAAGCATCAATGCGGTCTGGACGTTGGCGAGCGCCTTTAGCGATGTTCCGGGGTTGCCCTGGGGCATGCTGACCGGGCCGCCGCCTGGGGGACCGGCGCGCAAAGAGGGTGGCAGAGGCATACCGCCGGGCATACCACCAGGCGCTGCACCGGGGGGTGGTCCTCCGGCTGTGATTCCTGGGGGGAGTTGTCCTGCGAACGGGGGCATGCGGTGAGCTAGAACGGTGGCGCGGACAGGGGGCGAGTCCGGCCCGCGCCGTTGCGTTCTACTTGCGGCCTGACCGGCGGGTCATCTTGCGACGAGACATGTGGACAACTCCGAAAGTAAATGGGTTGAAATAACGAAAAGGCCGCGGCTCAAAAGCCCCGGCCTCGGGATTATTTGCGCTTCCCGCCGCGATGCTTACGACGGTAATGTTTGTCGTTCATTTTTCACACTCCTCTGGTTGAGGGGACAGTTCCCTTCTCGGGAAACTCCCGTAGTGACACGCCCAAAGCGGCGCACTCGGAGTGCTATTTGGAAACTTTAGTGCTGGTCCAGAGAATTACCGCCAAATGGCGAATTACTTACCCGCCGCGTATAGGTTTTCCTGGGTGGGGGCGGTGAAAACCCGTTGGCAATCATCGCTTGCAGCAGCCTTACCCGAGTCATCAGCAACTCGCGGATTTTTACTTCGTGGCGGCTGGCAACGCCTATCTTTTCTTTCATAATTAAATCAACGGTTTGCGTCCGAATGCTCAACTGGTTTGCTATAGGCGTTTTCCAATAGCGGCCATAGAGCAGCATTCCGGCGGTTTTTAGCTCATCCGGCGTCACTGCCCGAAGCCTTCCAGATCCGTTCGATGGTATCCTGCAAATCGTTGCGAGGTACTGGACCGATCGGCCAGATTTCTTGCGTTCGTACGTTTTCCATGTGCCCGCGCGTCATTTCGCCCTGTTCGCCGTCTATTTTGGTCACGACCTCAATCAGCCAGGAGTCGCGGGTCATTCGTGGCGCGTGCTAATCTGCATAGGAACGCCGGTCTCTGGGTCCATCTCGATTCGGCCTGGGAACGTCTTGCTGCCTCGGCAACTCAGCCCCTTCTTCCGGCGGAAGGTACGGTATATGGTCCAAGGCCACTTCGGCAAGACGACGGCATAAAGCAATATCGCCGGTAAGGGTGTCGTTTCCCATGGCGTCTACAATATCAATCACCTCACGTGCCTGCCTAAATGTCACATTCATCTTCGACGCGAGTAGGCAAACGGTCATACTTTTGTGTCTGGTCATGGTCATTTCTTAGCTCCTGGTTTACCGGGCGGCTGACCGCCATTGGCCGCCGCCTGCGCCGCTTGCTGTTGCTGGGCGGCGGCTGCCGCGATCTCTGCTGTCTCGGCCTCGGCCACAAGCGCTTCGGCATCTGGCGGGTTGATGGCTTCGATAAAGGACGGCGTGCCGATCGCATTGCCCTTGCGGAGCAGGATCGCCTTGTCCTGCGACTCCTCGCCGAACGCGGGCGACGCGCTGTGGCCGTCCACCATGACGCGGACATTGGCCGGCATTTCGTACATGTAAAATTGGAAGCCCTTCATCCCTGGCGCCGGCGGTTCAACGGACGGGTCGATCATTTTGCCTTTGAGCCAAGGCGACTGATCCTGGCCGGGCATTACCCAAGCGGTGATGAGGTCGGTGCTCTTAGCCCGCAACAAATTGTAGAGCTTGGCCGCCGCTGCCTGAGCCGAGCGTTCGACCCGGATCGCCTTTTTCTTGAATCGCGGCGTGGCGTTGCTGGTCAACTGCCCGGTCTGACCGTGGCTGCGGACGGACGGCGATGCCATGCCCTGCAAAGTCGGGGTCATACCTGTCATCACGTCGAACATGCGCTCATTCTGTTGCAGGCTGTCGTAGAGACCTTGCGGTAAGTTCGGGGCAAGCACGGACGGTGCCTTTGCGGTCGGGTCCGGGTCATGCAACCAGCCGCCAGGCTTGGTCAGCTTGGCCTTCTGCTTGTCGTCCTTCATGGACCCAGCCAGGA